ATGGTGTGGAGCCATCCCGATGATTATAGACGACGGACTTGAATGGAAGTGGATGGCGCTCAAGGAAAATGAACCCTCCGAATTCGTTAGACTTCCGAGGGAGAACTGCGGAATGAGGATTACCAACATGAAGGCCTCTACCCACGACGGACCTGCAGACCCCATACTCGCAGACCTGCGGACCATGCAAATTGACTTCAACGAATCCATTGCAATAGAAGCAATGAAGCCCGAACGGGTGGCATCTCGGTACGAAAGGTACGGAGATGACTGGGATTTGACGGCATAATAATTACACCGAACCCGAGTTCCTTCAGGGGATTTTACGGGAGGTTATTTTTGTGACCTATTTTGTGACCTGAAATATTACAACTTGGAATGTTCTGGTCTCTTTTCTTACCTATTATTTATGGGAGGTTATGGGGTAGAAAAAGAAGAGCAGTTTTAGAAAAGTTTGTTTTTGTTTTTGGATTTTCAAAAAGTTTTTCTTCAAAGACTCTCTCCCAAAAAATCCCAAAACCTCCCATTCCTCCCATTGGCCCTTTTTTATTCTGTGCTTGAACAATGGATTCTATTCAAACTATAGGCCAAGTGTCTAGCGTTGGTTCTCTGCTGATGATGGTAGGGTATGCGGTCTATAAGCTTTGCAAGCATTCCAAGTGCAGGTCCAAGTGTCTGGGCTTGGAAAGTTCTATAAGCGTAGATTTGGAGGAAACCGACACCAAGGAATCGCCGATGATTACGGGTAAGCCCGCAGTTCGAGTTTCTCCCACTATAGTAAATGAGCCTGCACATTAAGGAATTCAAGCTTGGTCGCAAACATGGTGTGCGTACGTATTTGAACGGCACTCCATTGTCTCGGAAGCCTATTTCGGTGGAAATGGCCGTCCGACAAGCAGAGGCGATTCGGCATGGCGGACGTAAGGAGGAAGTGCAAGAGTACGCTCTAGGGGAAGACGATGTGCGAAAAATGATTCCCGACCTGAAAATCTTGTCCTACCCCCAGCTCCTGAAGGCCACGAGCATCGAGCAAGTTCTAGACAAGAAAGGCCGTCTTCTGCTGCTGTACTTGACGCAGGACCAAAACACGGGACACTGGGTTTGTCTGCTGAAGCGCCGAAACACGGACTTTATTGAGTACTTTGACCCGTACGGAAACTACCGACCTGATGGCGAAGCAAAGTGGAACACGGCCGAACAGCAGAGGGAGTTTCAGCAAAGCACGAAGCATTTGAGCCGTCTTTTGGAGAATAGTCCCTACGAAGTAAAATCAAATGCATACCACTTTCAGTCAGACAAACAGGATGTAAATACCTGCGGACGGCACTGCGTGACTCGCCTCTATTTCAAACACTTGCCCTTACCTGATTACATAAAGCTCGTGGAAGACAGCGGAGTTTCTCCCGACGACTTTGTTTCGGGATTCACCTACAATCTGATTGGTAAATAGTGGTATAAAAACTCGGAGAGTAGTATAAATATGTCGTTCCAGCAAGCTCCGACAACTGGCTCAAAGGCGAATCCCGACATTCTGTATTACAATGCAGTCATCGTGAACAACACGGTGAATACATTTCAGACTGCCCCTGACCCTGCGATTGTGTTTCAGGACACTCGGCAGTCTCCGTCCATTCGGGACACGTCGCAGTATACGGTGGCAGTGCAGAACTTTACCCTGAATGGTGCGACCAAAAATCTTCCCATATTTATTCCGCAAATCAGCCCAGCGGCGACTACCCGTACGATTACGAGCGTCGTAGTGACGAGCCAGTACATCACCTATACTGCAAGCGCAGTAACGAACTTGGCCGTGGGGCTGTTGGTAGGACGCATGACGGGCCTTGTTCCCACCACCCTGAACTTTAGCACACCGCAAGCGGTTGTAGCCTGTCCCACTTCCTCTTCCTTTTCAATTGCAAACTCCAGCGGTCTAGCTCCTGCAGTGTACGGAGGTCTCGCAGGAACCGCAGTCTACCAAAACCCCCTAGACATTAATACGACGATTTACTCGGTCACCCTCTCAATTTTTGACGGCACGAATTATTGGTCGGATGAGACGTTCGTGCAGTGGGAGCCTGAAAATATTGCAACCTTCACAGAAATTCCCCTGACGGCGCTCCCTACGCAGAACGAGACGGACTACTACTACTGCTACTCGTATACTCACTGGGTAGTTTTGCTTAACAAGGCACTTCGATTGTCGTACGATGCGCTCGTCGTAGCTTCGGGTGGAAGTTTCGGAACGCAGTGCCCATATTTCGAGTTCGACCCGTCGACGGGTCTTTTCACACTCAGTGAGGACTCCAAGACCTCCATTTGCCCAGCGGGAGTCACTCTTCCCGTGCCCTATAATGTTTCTTACACGGCAGTTTTACCCTACAAGGCAGGCGAGTATTCGTTCGTCGGAATGAACACCAACATGGAGGGACTCATGGCGAACCTTGACACGCCTTATTTTGGTGCAACCAAAAGGTGGAAAGGTGCTTTGGCTAATCCTCGTCTCCCCGAGTTTGTATTCAATTTTGGTCTGACCAATCTGGACAATGCTGCGGCAACGACGGGAGACAATGCGGTCGGTTCATCTCTGCGCACCAAGAACGGGCCTACGACGTTCGCCTTGCAAAACCCGTTTACTCTCGCTGACCAAGCGGCGACATTCGTCCAGATGACGCAGGATTATATAAGCACGGGTTCGCTCTGGTCTCCCTGCTCGTCCTTTGTGCTCGCCACGTCTCAAATCCCGATTCGCACGGAGGACAATGCTCCCCCCATCACTCTCGGCTCGAGCAACACGGGAGGCGGTCCAGTGAGAGCCGCCTTCCAGAAGGTCCTTCTAGAAGTCCCGATTAACGCAGTCACCGCCGACATTTGGCGTGGATTTGTGCTGTACGAGCCCCTCGTCCCGACCTTTTCCTCTCTGGACCCCGTGCACGACGGCCTCACCCAGCTGGACGTCTCGGTCTACTGGCGGAATCGGCTCACGAACTCGCTCATTCCTCTTCGGCTCTACAATGAGGGAACCATGTCCTTCCGCCTCATGTTTCGTCGCAAGGGGGTGTCTTCGTAGGCGTGTCGTTCTTTTGCGATTTTTCTCCGTTCCATCTAATAAATGGCAACGCAGGAAGTGTCGAAGTACTCGGTGTACGACCCTCGCATCGTTCAGAAGCAGCCCAAGTACGCCGTTGAGAAGGGTGCTCTTTCCATCACGAACGTCAGCTTCAATGCCCAGACGGCCAACAGCTCGTCGCAGCAATTCAACGTAGTCGTCCCGTCCGAGAACGTCTTTATTGACCGAGCCGTTGACTGGATTAGCGGCGGTGTAGTCAGCGCCGTCGTGACGGTCGGTGTTGCAGGTCAGACGCTCACGGTCGGTCAGCCCCTCCTAGTCCCTGGTCGGGACGTAGCCCCTGCGCAGTTCCCGTCGCACCAGTGCGTTGCCCAGATGACGGCGACGATTAACGATGCCACGGTCACGGTCAACACGCAGGACGTTCTCAACTACGTCCTTCGTCTACAGGACATGCGCCAGCACCGCCGTCAGCGCACGTGCCCCACGATGCTTGACATTTATGGCCTGAACCCCGACACTCTCGAGTTCCCGAACTCGCCTCTCTCGGGCCAAGCGTCCCGCTATGCGTCGGACGAGTCCCCCAACGGCGCATGGTCGCAGTGGTCTTTTTGCGACTCGACGGGCACTCCCCTCCTTCAAAATGCGGCTGGTGCGGCCATCACGGGTTCTTCGGCGCTCAACTATGGCGGCATTCCCTGCACGGCGGCTCTTGCGGGTGTTCAGGCCTTCACGGTCTACCTGCGCTGGCAGTCGACCGAGAAGCTCATGCTCCCTCCGTTCATTTTCGGAAATGCATTTGAGCTCTCGACGGGTCTCTTTGGCGTACAGAACTTCCAAGTCCAGATGAACATGTCCACGACTCCTTCTCGTGCCTGGCGTGTAGCTTCCTCGTGGCTCTCGAGGGTCTTTGTAGGCACGGCCGCCTCTTCGTCGAGCCCGACGATTTCGGTGTTCCAGTGGGTGACTGCTGGTGTCGGCTCGTACTCGCCTTACCCGCTCCAGCCCGCTCTTTCGGTCCAGTTCCTCACGCCTGCCCTTGACGTCCCGCTCCCCGCCAAGTCGATTGTTCCCTACATGGAGTTCCCCCGTTACATTACGACGGGCATCACGGCCGTTCCCTCGACGCTCGGCGCTGCAAAGTCCGCAAAGGGTCTCTCAATCGGACAGGCGGGTGGCCCATCGAGCGGCACGCAAGTTTCGTCGAACACGATTACGCTCCCGAACATTCCCGACCTGCTTCTCATCTACCTCAAGCCTGCGATTGCAAATGCCGCTCTCTTCACGACTCAGCCGTATGCAAATGCTGGACTGACGTGGGACAGCACGATTGGCGACTTTACGCTCCCGATTGAGGCCATCAGCATCAACTTTGACAACTTCTCGGGTCTCCTTGCGAATCACACGCAGTACGAGCTCTACAAGATGAGCATCGACAATGGTCTCGAGATGGACTTCCCCGAGTGGTCGGGTGAGTCTCGTGGCTTTTTTGCAGCGGCGGCAGCGACTCCTCCGACGGACAATGCCCTCGTGACAATGGTTGGCGGTCCGCTGGTCCTTCGTCCTGGTCGGGATTTTGCCCTGCAGGCGGGACAGGCCCCTGGCCTCGTAGGCAACTTTACCCTTCAGATTTCGGCCACGGTCAGCAACCAGTTCCCCTCCCAGATTGCCGCCTCGGGTGTCAATCTCTACATCGTCCCCGTCTCTAGCGGTTTCTTCGAGACGATTAAGGGCAGCTCTCGCATCATCAAGGGTGTCCTCACGGAGCAGGACATTCTCTCGGCCCCTGCGACGGCTCCCTCGTCGGAGCTTGAGCGTCCTGTTGGCTCTGGCAAGCACGGTCGCCACTCGTCGTCCATGGCAGCGTACATGAAGTAAAGAGAAAGTGTCTATACTAAAAAATGAATGAAGAAGAGGACGACACCACGAACAAGCACTATTATGAGCGATTTTGGAATAAACCACTCAAAATAAGGTATGAGTTCAAGAGTGCAGAGGTGAAGCATTATACGGCAGGACACCTACCAAAGAAGACGGAGAGCCAGGTTGTTGGGAGAAAAGTCGTTGCTCTTCCAGTTGCCCTTTATTTTCGAATGAGACGCATGAAACGTCCGCCGTTTGTTGAAGGCAGTCCCAGACTCCACCTCTCCTCGTTTTTCGAAGAGAGACCATATTAGAAAATCTCCATACCCTACACGACCGAATCGAACGATTTGTCCTGCAGGAGTCTTAATTGCAAGTTTATGGACGCCGTCTTCAGCAAAATGGATTGAAGAAGGAGCATACCCGTGCGCCTTTGCCTTTTTTCGAATGGCCTGTAGGTACGTGGTCGGATTATAATTGACTTTGGTAAGGTATTCGGCGAAGGTTGGTTTTCCCCGTCCAATATGGGCATTTTCCCTCACTGGCCGTGCCCTTAATATTTGCAACGCATACATCATTTGGTGAGCTCTGTTCGTGGCTGTAGCATTGGTAAAAACTTCCGCACTTTGAAGCCATTTATTAATTGCGTCTACAAAATCGTCTCCCCTTGAAGTAGACTTTTGAATATAATTATTTACATCTCTTCGCTGTCTTTCGGGTAAATAAGGAATTACATTACTGACTCTGTCTCTGGCCCATTCACGGTCTTCTTCGTGTAGTTGGTTCATTGAATTTTCGACCATATGAGCATACTCTTCTCGTCTGTCTGGTTGCAAGGAGAACAGAGTTTCTTTTATGTATTCATATTTCGGTAGTTCTCTGCGGGCCGAATAGACATAATAAACTTCATCTAAAAATCGTCCTGCTGCATCGTCCGCAAAGAAGGAATTAAGGCTGTCGTACGTCCAGTCCCACGGCCAACGGCGCTCAAACCATTTATAAAATGCAGGAATAACACGAGCTCCCCATGCGGGTGTATGATGAACCACCTGTCGAGCTATGTCTTCAACATCATAAAAACTCCGACTTCGCTGTTCCAATAAGTCTACAACAACTTCCCGTTTTCTACTGGGACGTGCCTTTATATTACGAAGTGCTGCTTCTTCCTCGGGAGC